AAGGAAAGAAATAATGGCCATGTCCAAAGCTGAGCGTCTGCGCTCTGTGCATGAGCGTGCTGTACGTCGGTTCGATTCGATTCAGGTATCAGTCAGGTCCGAGCGCATGCAGGCGCTACAAGACCGCCGCTTTTACTCGATTGCCAGCGCCCAATGGGAAGGCCCGCTTGGCTTGCAGTTTGAGAATAAGCCACGGTTTGAAATGAACAAGATTCACCTGGCCGTGATTCGCATCATCAACGAGTACCGCAATAACCGCATCGACGTGGACTTTACGTCCAAGGATGGCAGCGAAAACGATAAGCTGGCTGATGCGTGTGATGGCCTGTACCGCGCCGACGAACAGGACAGCGGCGCGCAGGAGGCATTTGATAACGCCTTTGAGGAAGCGGTAGGCGGCGGCTTCGGCGCCATTCGCCTGCGGACTCAATACGAGGACGAGTACGACGACGATGATACACGGCAACGTATTTGCATTGAGCCGGTGTTTGATGCTGACTCAACCGTGTTCTTTGACCTCGACGCCAAGCGCCAGGACAAGGCGGATGCCAAACATGCGTTTGTGCTAACGGGTCTAACTCGCGAAGCCTACGAGCACGAATACGACCAAGACCCGGCAAGCTGGCCGAAGGATATCTACCAATCGGAATTCGACTGGTGTACGCCTGATACCGTCTACATCGCCGAATACTACGAGATTGAAGAGAAGAAGGAACTAATCCACTTCTATGAGGGCGTTTCGCTCACTGATGAAGAACCGCCTAAGCGCCGTGTCAGCGACGAGGAATTGAAGGGCGATGACGGGGAAGAACTGCTCGCGCAACTGGTGGCAACTGGCTTTAAGGAAGTCGGGCAGAAGCGCATCAAGACTTGCCGTGTCCACAAGTACATCATGGACGGGGCGCAAATCCTCGAGGATTGCGGCTATATCGCCGGCAAGTGCATTCCGGTTGTGCCGAACTACGGCAAGCGCTGGTTTGTAGATGGTATCGAGCGTTTCATGGGGCATGTGCGCCTGGCCGTTGACGCTCAGCGCCTCAAGAACATGCTCGTCTCTGCCTTGGCCGAAATCAGCGCTCAGGGTAGCGTTGAAAAGCCGATTGTGACCCCAGAGCAGATTATGGGGCATCAAGAAATGTGGGCAAATGACAACATTCGTCGTTACCCATATCTGTTACTGAACCAGACGACTGACGGTAATGGGATGCCAATCCCGGCCCAGCCTATCGCCTACACGAAGTCCCCAAGCATTCCTCAGGCACTTGCCGCGCTGCTGCAAATCACCGAACAAGACTTGCAGGATTTGCTGGGTAACCAGCAGGCCGGCGAGCAGATGCAGCCGAATATGTCCGGGAAAGCCGTGGAGTTGGTGCAAAACCGCCTCGACATGCAGGTGTTCATCTACATGTCAAATTTTGCCAAGTGCGTAAAGCGTGTTGGCGAGGTGTGGCTCTCGATGGCCAAAGACGTCTATGTCGAAGATGGCCGCAAGATGAAGACTGTTGCTGCTGATGGCGCTGTCGGTTCGCTGGAAATCAACCAGCCACGTATCGACAAGGATACCCATGAGCAGTACATGGAAAATGACCTTAGCGAAGCAAAGTTCGATGTCAATGTCGAGGTTGGCCCTAGCTCCACCAGTAAGCGCCAGGCAACCGTGCGTGCCCTGACTGGCATGCTCCAGCTAACGCAAGATCCGGAAATGACAACTGTGCTCAGCGCCATGGCCATGATGAACATGGAAGGCGAGGGCATCAGTGATGTGCGTCAATACTTCCGCCAGAAACTGCTGCGCATGGGCGCCATCAAGCCGACTGAAGAAGAAGCGCAGCAACTCCAGGCTGAGCAAGAAGCGGCCGGCCAGCAGCCAGACCCGAATGCGATCTATCTGCAAGCCGCGGCGCAGAAGCAAGTGGCTGACGCTGCCAAAGCGCAGGCTGATGCCGAGCTGTCGAGTGCAAAAGTGGGGCAAACCAAGGCCGATACGCTGAAAACGCTTGCCGAGGTTGATTCGGCAGCACGGCAAGACGCTATGGCAGCGGCCGATCTTGCATTTCGCATGAATAGTGCAGCGCAACAAACTGGTCAAGGTATCGAGCAATCGTAATTTGCAATGATGTTTGCATTGCTGATAGTTTCATCCTATCATCTATGCATCTGGGTTCCGCCGCCCCGTTATGCGGTGAGTTCATAGGGGTTACACATGAGCGTAGTGGCAGAAGAAACCGTTGTTGACGAAGTGGAGCAAGAGCAGATCGAGCAAGAGCAAGAGCCTGATGGTGAGACGCCAGAAGGTGAGCCAAAGCAAGAATCTGAGTCCGATCCCGAAGAATTAGTTGTCAGCATCGGGGATGCATCGCCAGCATCCGAGGAAGAAGAACTGAAGCAAGCCCCGGAATGGGTTAAGGAATTGCGCAAGGAGAACCGCGAAAAAGCGCGAAAGCTCAAAGAACTTGAGGCAAAACTGGCTGAGCGTGATGCCCAGTCGGCGCCGCAAGTGACAATTCCCAAGCCTACGCTTGAAGGCTGCGATTATGACACTGAAGTTTTCGAACAGAAGTTCATGGCCTGGCAGCAGCAAGAAGCTACCAAGCGTGAAGCTGAACGGAAAAAGCAGGACGAAGAAAAAGCCCATGTAGACGCGTGGAACGCGAAGATTGCGGCCTACAACGAAGCCAAAGCGAAACTCAAGGTTCCTGACTTTGACGACGCTGAAGCAGTTGTACTGCATGAATTCAACGAAACGCAACAGGGCATTATCGTCAGTGGCGCAGAAAACGCCGCCCTGGTCAATTACGCAATCGGCAAGAACCCGGCTAAAGCCAAAGAACTCGCTTCCATCAAAGACCCCATTAAATTCGCGTTTGCTGTCGCGAGACTGGAGACTCAAGTGAAAACCTCACCTCGCAAAGCACCGCCAGCGCCTGAAAGCCGTGTACGCGGCAATGCTGCACCTTCCGGCGCTGTCGATAACACATTGGAGCGGCTGCGTGAAAAGGCTGAAAAGACGGGCGATATGTCGGAAGTAATCGCCTATCGAGCCAAGATGCGCGCTGCAAAGTAACCCATAAAGGAAATAAATCATGTCGAATAGCTTTAGCAAAGAGGAACGGGTCGCCTTTGAAGACCTGATCGAAGGTTTTGACGATCAGTTGGTGCTGTCGCGCAACGTCAGCAAATACAACACTGAATCGACCATGATGGAGCGCACTGGCGACACTCTGTGGCGCCCAATGCCGTACATCGCCCAGACCTTCGATGGCATGGACCAGACCGCCAACTTTGGCAGTGCAACCCAGCTGTCCGTGCCGGCCCGCATCGGCTACAACAAGTCGTCTCCTTGGATCATGGACGCCAAAGAGCTGCGTGATGCCCTGCAAGAAAAGCGCCTGGGCGATGCTGCCAAACAGAAGCTGGCCAGCGATATCAACATCGCTGTGATGAACGTGGCAGCGCAGCAGGGCACCCTGTTTGTGAAGCGCTCGACCGCGGCAACTGGTTTCGATGACGTTGCACTGTGCGAAGCCATCTTCAACGAACAAGGCATCCCAGCCTATGACCGCTACCTGGCGTTGTCCACCCGTGATTACAACGGCATGGCAAGCAACCTGGCCGGCCGTCAGACCATGCAGGGCAAGCCTGTCACTGCCTACGAAAAAGCCTATGTCGGCCTGGTGGCTTCGTTTGACACCTACAAGTTGGACTACGCCAACCGTCAAGCAGCGGCTGCTGGTGGCGCTGGCATTACCATCAACACCCTGGCTGCTGGTGGCAACGTTTATGTTCCACGTGCTACCTCGACCGCAGCGACTGGCGAAACGAGCAACGTTGATAATCGTTACCAGACTGTCACCGTTAGCTCGACCACCAACGTAGCGGCCGGCGACGCATTCACCATCGCAGCGGTCAACGCGGTGCACCACATCACCAAGGGCGACACCGGCCAGCTGAAAACCTTCCGCGTGATTTCGGTTGACTCGTCTACGACCATGACCATCAGCCCACCGCTGATTACCGGCCAGGGCGGTACCGATCCGGAACTGCAATACAAGAACTGCGTGGTCAATACCGCAGCATCGAACTCGGCCATCGTGTTCCTGAACACCGTTTCCGCATCGGTCAATCCATTCTGGCAGAAAGACGCAATCGAACTGCTGCCAGGTCGTTATGCAGTGCCGACCGATGCCGGCGCCGCAGTGATGCGCGCAACCACGGAGCAAGGTATTGAGGTGGTGATGCAGAAGCAATACGACATCAACACCATGAAAACCAAGTTCCGTATTGACACCATGTTCGGCGTCTGCATGAAGAACCCGGAAATGGCGGGTCTGATCATGTTCAGTCAGACCTAATGGTCGCGTAACAGAAAGGGGCTTAGGCCCCTTCCGCACATACCCAATACAAGGAATTCATCATGCAAAACATCGTTTATCCACAAGGTTCTGTTACCGTCATTCTGGCGGCAAACGAGAGCATTGCCGTGGCAACTGCTGGCGAAACTCAGGTCTACCGCAATGTTGGCTACCCGAACTTCCCGACCACCAAGACCCTGCTGGGCACCGTAATCGGCGGCGCGGCCGGCGTGGCGGCTGGCAACAACAACGGCCAGACTGTGTTCGGCCCGTACACCTCCGGCGCATCGATCACCATCGAGAGTAGCGCGGCGCCCTCGTTCTATGAAACTGGCGCTACCCCGCAAGTCATGACGCTGTACGACTATCAGCTGTCGCCTACCCCTGTCGCAGTCAACGTGACTGGTGCAGTGTCGGCCCTGGCTATCATCGGCGGCATTGTGACCTCGACCACTGCTGCTGCTGTGGCCGGCACCGTGCCGACTGGCGCAGTGATGGAAGCTGCCAGCGACTGGGCAATCAATGACAGTATCGACTGGTCGGTCATCAACACTGGCGGCAATACCTTCACTGTGACTGCTGCCTCTGGCCATACGCTGGTTGGCTCGGCTGCGGTGGCGACTGTTACCTCGGGCCGTTTCCGCACCGTGAAGACAGCCACCAATACCTTCATCACCTACCGCTTGGCATAAAGCGGCGCCGGGGCCTCCTCACGATGCCCCGGCTTTTTACTCCTGCTGAGGAAGAACATGGAATATCCGCGACTTGTTTTTAAATGCCCTGGGCCTTTCTCGCGACAAGGCGGCACGTACGATCATACGCTGGTGAGCGATGTGGATGAGCATTACATTCGCCTGCAAGATGGCTGGTTTGACACCGTGCCGGAAGCAATCGAAGGCAAGGCCTCTGCGCAAGAAGAAGCACCAGAAGTAAGCCAGGAGGCCGCGCCGACTCGCGCCGAACTGGAAGCCAAAGCCAAAGAGCTTGAAATTGCATTTGATGGCCGCACCAGCGATGCAAAGCTGCTGGCGAAAATCACCGAAGCACTTGCCTAAAGAGGCCGTATTGTGAGCTGGTCGAAACAGGAGTTGATCCAAGAAGCGTTCAGCGAACTGGCTTTGCAGGGCTATGTGTTCAACGTCGGCCCGGAAGAACTGCAAGGGGCGCTTCGCCGACTTGATAGCATGATGGCCATGTGGAACGGAAAGGGTATCCGCCTTGGCTATCCAATTCCGTCTACTGCCAACGGTTCTGCGCTGGATCAAGATTCAAGCCTGCCTGATTGGGCTATCGAAGCTGCCTACTTGAATCTGGCAGTGAGGATCGCTTCTGGCTACGGAAAACAGATCACCCAGGCCACCGCGGCAACAGCCAAAACTGCCATGGACGTTGTGATGCAGCGCATGGCAATGCCACCACAGCAGCAAATGCCTTCTACGATGCCAATCGGCGCTGGCAATCGTCGCTGGGGCATCGCAGGCGATAAAAACCCATTCTTCCCTATCCCAGTTGATCCGCTGCTTGCGGGCCAGGATGGGGCAATTGAATTTGACTGAGGGCTGTTATGCCAACCATCAATCAACTAAGCGCTGTCGATTCCGTGACCGGGAGCGACCAAGTGCCAATCTATTCCAGTGGTAACGGTGATGCGCGCAAGGCATCCATGACCACGCTGGCGACATTTTTTACTGAGCAGGTGACGCCACCACCGGACACCATGACGCAATATGCCGCGCCAAATGCATCCGGCTTTTCCGTAACTATTGCGCCGGCTGTTCCTGGCAACAGTGTATGGCTGCTCTTGACGCCAACTGGAGCATTTGCGGCTGGAACGGTGGTGCTGCCAGCACTCGCCAGCGCAGTCCACGGGCAAGAAGTGGAAGTCACCAGCACCACGGCTATCACTGCGTTGACGGTGAACGGTAACGGCGCCACGGTGAACGGCGCTCCTACTACGATGGCAGCGAATGCCTTCTTCCGCCTGCGCTTTGATGGCGTTTTCAACGCATGGTTCCGCATTAACTAAACGAGGGTCAACATGAGCGCCAAACAACCATTTTCGCCGCACTATGGCACCAATCAACTGCTGTCCCCTGTCGCTGGTGCACTGGTAGCGAATCTCGATCCGAAC